GAACCGACATCAATACCCGCCGCCACCGTACCATCGGCAGCGTACCCCAACGAAGTCCAATCCTGATCGATAGTCGGTGCATCGTTATACGGTTTTGTGCCATACAGACACAGCATCATATCGCCCGTCAACTGCGCCGCGGGAATAACCGGCGTCAGATTAGCCGTGCCGTAGACCGGCGCGCCGACTGCCCGGAGGCTTATTGCCATTTAGTCTACGGTAACGTCCAAATCTCCAGCGTTGATTTTGAAGGTATCGTTGGCGTCAATCTGCTTTGAAACATCCAGCGGCGACCACATGAGGACATTGACATTCGTGCCCCAAGTCGTATTTGTTGCATGGTCAACCAACGCCATGTGAGTTACCAGACCCCAAGCCGAAGGTGTTGCCGTCGGGAAAGTAATATCTGCGGCATTAGCACTTGCGCCACCCGAAGCCGCCGACAATCCCGCCAACTGCCGTGCATAAGCATTGCCACTTACTTCGGCACTCGGACTGTTGGCTTCAAGTCCCGTCACCGCCGTAAATAGCGCCACATAAGCAGCAACCTGCACACCCGCAACATTCCGCATCTGGTCGATGATTTTATTCTCCATATAATCAGAAAATTCTGCCATCTATTCCTCCTCTCAGGGTAGGGGCGGAGCCGAAGCCCCGCCCCATTCCCCCTCATTCTTTAGTGAATCCAGTACTGCGTCACGTGCCAGCCAGTCCCGTCGCAGACTATGGTAATACAGTCATACTGAGCGTCCATCGTAGCAACCGTCGCCGCACCGTCGATAAGTTCGGCGCCATTGGCGTCGATTGTGATGATCTGTGCATCAGCGGACGTTTTCTTGAATGTATACCATAGACCACTTGAGGTGGCCGCGGCAGGCAGAACGTAAGTCCTGGCTGCGGTATTGGCAACCAGAATCACGCCACCCTCAGCTTCGGTGAGCGTAGCCGCAACGTCAGCTTTGTTCGTCACCGTCCAGGATGGGGCAAGAAGTCGAGTCTGCCCTGTCCCGTTAGGTGTGGCCGTGATGTCACCATTGGCCGCATCCGCAATAACGACAGTCCCGGAGTTTGTCCCGGAGTTGGTGGATAACGTCAAATCACCCGTACCACTTGTAGTCAGTACGGCGTTGGCATTATTGTCACCAATCGTTACCTCATCCGCAACCAACTGCACATTTCCCGTTCCGTTCGGAGTAACGACAATATGGGCATTTGCGCCCTGAGTCATAACCAACGTACCACCATCGGTACCCATGTTCGTTCCCAGGGTCAGGTTGTATGCACCATTGGACATCAGGTAAACAGCTGCATCGCCAACACCAACATCTACGGTGTCACTTGCTATGACCGTTTTCCCACCACCGTTGACCGCAAGCGTAATGTCACCATCCGCTGCATCCTCGACGGTTATCGAACCGGTCGTGCTATTGCCGGTCTGCAACACCAGATCGTAGTTGCCACTTGACGATAGTGTTCCAGATGCCGCACCCGTACCGATCTTGACGTTACCAGTCCCCTTCGGGATAAGACTCAAACTGACGTTAGTTTCGCCCGAAGCGGTAAGGGACGGGTTCCCGCCCGTAGCCGCATTTGCCAAGGTCATCTCGTTCACTGCCGAGCCGGTAGTAGTGAAGATAATCAACTCATTACCACTGGCATCGGCAATGTACCCACCGTTCGCAATACGCGGAGCCGTCAGTGTCTTGCCGTTCAACGTCTGAGTGGCACGAACATACACGACAGTATCGGTAGCCGCCGGGTCTAACCATCTGACTGTTCGGGCTGCCGCCGGTGCATCGAAGGCCCACGAGTAGTCGTAGGCCCCGCATTCAACGGTCGTGGGGTTGGCAAGTATTGAAGCCGTCCCCACCGCCGGAATGTCCCAGGCCGGATTAGCAGCAGCACCCTGGGTCTTTAAGTAATACCCAGAAGTACCAGCCCCTAACCTTGCCCAGTCCGTTCCGTTGAAATACAGGATGTCACCTTGGGCCTGACTTGCGATGGTGAAATCAGTGACGGTCGTTGCACCACCAGCAGCGACGGTTATATCCCCGCTGAACGATGACCACTGCGGAGCGGTCGCCCCAGAGTTCATTTGCAGGAACTGGGCCGACGTACCTTTGGCTAATCGAGCCAGAGCCGTGGCGCTACTTTTGTAGAGTAGATCACCGGCCGCATCCGACCCGACCGTAACGTCAGTCACGGTTATTGTGCAAACCGAATCCATCCAGGCATCACCAGTACCGGAAGGGCCCATGGAGTCATTGACCCATTTCCCGCCCCGGCTGATGAGGAATTCGCCGCCGTTTTGACCGGATACAGATACATCACTCATGGTACTAAACGCACCAACCGCGATAACGTCCCAACGAGAAGTGTCGGTGAGTCCGGTATCCTGGCCGGTGTTGTAGTACCGGAGTGACGAGTCTTTCTGGAAGAAACAGAGATCTCCCGCCCGGAACTTGCGCCCAAACAAACCAGTTGTGTAGTATGTACTGGCGCTGTCCCGTCGGAAGTCTATCTTCTTGACCTTGATCTTCGCGTCGGCGTCAATGGCCGCGTCGCCGATAGCATACGTCATTACCGGCAAGGCGAACATTACCGCCAGAATCAGTGATAGTATTCTCTTGTTCATTCTACCCTCCTTGGGTTTATCCTCCTGCTATTCAATCGACGCCCACTTGGAGGGAAGGCCGGTGATGGTGAAGTTGGAAGCCGGGCAACTAACCGTTAGTTCGGCAAAGTAGACCATGAACGCGAGATAGGCCATATAGTTCGCAGTCCACTTCCAGATCGACCCGCCGAGGGCCGAGAAGTGGGGCAAACCAGTATGGAATATCTTGAGCGTCTTGGGATTGATGCCGTAGGCACAGCCCGGGGTAATCAGTTCGTCGGCGAGAATCTGGAACTTGTTGCCGAGGTAGGCGAACTCGATGCCGGAATATCCGCCCTCAAGTTCGATGTCGGAAGCCTTCAGAGCCAAACCCTTTAGCCGAGCCGCCAACTGCCAGCAGCCCACGGGGTCAACGATACAGTATTTGATCGGCCCTTCCCCGCCACGCAGCTTGACCAGATGGTTGGATTCGGCCAGGAGCTTCTCGGTCAACCCTTCCGCATCCGCGGCCTTGACTACCGGCACAAAGTAGTAGTTGGCAGCAGTTCCGCGGTTGATGTTCTGGACGGTGTTGTCGGTCGTTCCAATCAGGCTCTTCAATCCCTGCATGACCGTACCGCGAGAGTCCTCAAGATACCAGTAGTCAGCGGCGCCACAACCAGAAATGGTGCCGGTGAACGTGACGACTCTGGTCTCGAAGTTCACCGCGGTTACAACCACGGAATCAGCCGTTGCCGAACCGCCGGTCTCGGCTGCATAGGAATCCATCACCATACCCTCGCGGATATGGCGGACATCGGCCATGCGCTGAGTCGAACCACTGACAGCCTGGTCGGCCTGCGCCAATGCCCCATAGCCATTGCCGTACCACTGAATGGCACAGTACCACTTAAACCACGCCTTGAGGTCTTCCATCTTCGTATCCGCAAGGTCAGCCAGGGAATCCGTCTTCATCTGTTCGACGTGCTTGATCAGGAAGTCGATAGTACCTTGCGTGTTCTTCATGGTCGTGTAGGTATCGGCGGTATTCAACGCGCGACTGGCCGCAATGGTACCGGCATCCGCGGGGTTCTTAATGCCCGGAAATGCGGGGATTTTCACGGGAACCGTGATCTGTTCGCCCCCAGCAATTTCGGTCTTGACTCTCTTCTCTTTCGTGAACAACTGGTACAACAGAACGTCCGTCTGGAACTGATCGACTACTTCCTTGGTCTTATGCTCAAGCAAGTAGGCTTGCAGTGTGCCAGACGAAGTTGCGGTATCGTAAGCCATTTCTTCCTCCTCGTTGTTATGTTTTTGGCTTAGCTAAAATTAAACTACGATACCCTGCTCTTTTTTCCTTGCCATCTCAAGGTCGGCGACGAACTTCTTTTTTGCCGCATCGTCATCTTTCCCCTCCGGTGGTTTGGCCGGTGGGGGAGTTTCTTTCGGCGTCTCCGGCAACCGGTTTTTCGCCTCGGTCTGAGCCTTGTTGCGTCGCTCGTGACTGGTTTCAAACCGTTGCTGGATTAGTTTGGCGACGTGGGGAATGTCCTCGGTTTCAAAAGGACGGCCATCGGTATCGGCTTTGAAGGCAAGGTAGAACAGAACGTCATCCTCAACCACGTCCGGGCACTTCTCCGCGTTGCTCTTGAGATAATCCTGGACTTGTGATTGAATTTCTCGGCTCCGTCCCTTTTCCTTTTCTTCTTTCGCCTTTTCCTCAGACGTCTTTTGGGATTCGGCAAACTTCCGGTCGTACTTGTCCTCTACGGACTTAACTACTGACCGGACAAACATAGTCACCTTCTTGTCAACTTCCGGCAAGCCGGTGATTTCTATTGTCTCTGCCTCTTCCTTCGCTCGTTGTGGAGTTATTTCCCCTCTTGCCAAACGTCCCTTGATGTCGTCAAGTTCAGTACGCAGGGTATTGATAGTTTCGTCTTGTCCTGCTCGGTTCTTTCTTTCGTCGGCCAGGGCCGCTGTCTTGCGACGGTAGTCCCGGTCTTTCATGTAACCTTCCTTGAACGTCTTGAAAGTAACGGGTTGACCATCCGGTGTCTTGGCAAAAGGTTTGTCCAATAACTCGCCGGACAGTTCCTCGATCTTTTCTAAATCAAGGACTGGAAGGTCTGGTTGCGCCGGTGGCGGCGTAATTTGTCCCTGATCTGGTTTCTTCTCGTCCATCGTTTCCTCCTACCGTAGTTGTTGAGGGGTTAGCGTTATTGCTCCCCCCAACTTGACCACGAAATCTCTAACTATTTGCGGCGTGGAACCATCCCATGCTCGACGCCATAGAGCAATCGAAGTGCGGCTCTTGCCGTCTCGGTATTCTGGCAGCGTTGTTTGATAATCCACTTGCCGTTCTTCTTGTGATAGATTACGTTGCCCTTAATTTTATATGGCACTTGGCCCCCCCAGTCCCGGCCCCTTATCAATGGACATGGTGCCCGGTTGCGACGGTATTCCCAGCTCTTTAGGTGCCGATCCCCTCGCCCCGACCATCATCTGTTGAGACAGAAGTCGTTCCTCTTCCTCTCGCTGGAAACTTTCATGTTGTAGGGAATGCGCTCCCACGGCCTGTTTACGCGGGTCGGTAGCGGGTAGCATCCGAATCTCCGGTGACTTGCGGAGTCGATCAAGAACCTCAAGGTGTATCTTGTGGTTGTCATACTTCTCCGCCTCCACCCGTTTTCCAACTTTCAACTGAGCATTTTCGGCGATGGCGTTTTCCTCATCGAGAATCGTCGGATCAATACGAATGGCCTGTGGGCCGATCTGCAGCATGGAGATAATCGTCCGTCTATCTCGCGGATCCTGGGGATTCAATATGCCCAACTTCACCATATCGAAAGTAATTGCCCGTTGTGTTTGTTTCCCCTCGGAGAAGGATGGCAGATGGATAATGAGGTCGAAGTCGCGGTTAAACTTAGCCGCCTTGAAAAATCGCACCTTATGTTCCGAATACTCGCCGAAGATGGAAATAAACCGTTTATCCGCCTGGAATTGCTGACAATTCAAGAGCCGCAACTTCCCCACCGCGGCCAGGGATAAGTCATGGTTCGCGGCAATCGGGATCAAGTCCGAATCATCCAACGCCTTCCTGATAGACAGGGCGTAGCCGGATGCATCCGGTGGGCCGCCACCCTCGGAGACTTGGCGGATGGAACTGGAAATGTCCATGCCCTGTGAAATAACGGGCAGAACCTGTATCAATTCAGCGGGCATCTTGTCCAACTCCAGCTTATACGGTTGCTCACCATGTGGCCCGGGCATAAAAACGTGCCTCGCCCCGGGTTGCAGCATATTCTTCTTGCCCTCTTCGGATATGTCCACGTTTCCCGGGATGAGAACGGGTGAACCGATAAGTTTCTTCTTACCGTCCTGCAACACCTGTGAGATGATGGAGTTATACACCTTATTCAGGCCCCGGAAATCCTCGATGAACGACTTGGCGGCGAAGCGACCGGGCAAGAGAATATCTTGGAAGGGGACTAACGGCAGAAGATTGTGGGAGTAGGGGTACGTCCAGCTCTTTTCTTTCTTGTCCTTCTTCTTGGCATCCGAGGATTCAAGTATCTTGTCCCGCGCCATCCACAAAATCTTCCCTTCTGGGGTATCTGGGTTCGGTTTCTCCCAGTACCGATACACCGCATATCGGTTATAGGTATGGTAAGTAGACCCCTTCTCAAGCAACTGATACAACCTTGCTTCCAGCGTGTCCATTTCCGCGTCTGGTTTCCACTCATCGGGCACGTCGAAGCCGGTTAGCCTCTTGATCTCTTCTTTGGATAGATAGTATTTGGTCAAGAACCAATTAACTTCATCGAACTCTTCAATGCCACTGGGCAGGAGGATCCGGTCAGGATGCCAGAGTTTTGTGTATTCCTGATTCGTTGTCTTGTCCCATCCTTCTTCCCAGAAATAATCGCCCGCGATGGACGCGCCGGTAATAGCCTTGGTAATCTTCCGACGATCTTGACCGCGGATGTAGGAGTAGAGTAGGTATTGTTCGGCCAATTCCGCCGCCTGAATATCAGCATCCTCGGCCGTGGCGGGAATGACCTTAACAATCAGTTCATTCTGCAGGAGCTTGCCCACCCGGGTACGCAGTTTCGACCCGACGAAATTCACGGTCTCGCGGGTAATCCACGGATGTTCGGAATCCTGCAATGCTTCGTTCTTAATTTCTTTCCTGTCCGAGCGGACATGAATCCAATGCTCACCGATGGCGAAGGCGTAGTTCTCGTAGCGAATCTTCGCCAGGTAGTCGCGGTAATCACTCTGGGCGGCGAGTTCGTCCCGGATCCGTTGTAGGTAGAAGTCGTTATCTCTTGCCATTTTGCTCAATGATGATGATCTTAAACTTGCGCCTCAAACCAATCGCCCCGGAGGTAAGGAGTTTTTTGAACAATAGATTTTCCGGCAGGTGGATGGTTTCCCCGTCCGTGAATACCCCCGTCCCCCGGTATATCACCTTCGGCTTTGTCGGTTCGGGACGCGGTGGTTTCGGTGGCGGCGGGACATAACCCGGTGCAAGGCTTCTTGTGTATTCGGCTAATTTAGGTGCGGGCATTATTCCCCCTCTTTAGGATGGAATGTGGAGCTAACAATCCCAAACTTGCCCAGCGTTTTCGGATCAATGTCAGCAAGGGTCTTGGCAAGGAGAGCGCGGACGAGCAAATCTTGCCGCCGCATAAGTAGGTAGATAACTCCCCCCAATACCCCGACCATAACCAGGACGCCGATCAGCAATGTCGTGTTCACTTCTTCCCCCGTGTCCTTGCCTTAAATGCTTGTGGTTCAAGTGTGATACGATCCGTGCCCTTGTCGGGGACGAACTTCTCTTGAACGGACGCTACGGGTTCCTCGGGGGCCTCGGGTGGCGGTGGTAGTTCCGGGGGTTTCACTTCGAGGGTCTCAGTCTTGGTGACGACGAAGGATTTAATGCAAGCGTCGCAGAGTTTCTTGGTTGCAGAGACTATGAACGTGAAGGTAAGGTCGCCGAATGTTTCCGTCAGCGTCCAGTTGGCGGTTGGTTCTTTGCCGCCCGTATCTTTTCCGCATAATTCACAACAAAACATCATGCCTCCTATTTGGTTAATTGTAGTTGAAGCTCAAACTTACGACCCATGAAATTTATAATCAGATGGGGGACAAAAACGGTATCGGTAACCGTGAATCTCTTGGCCTCATAGTCTTGCTTCGCCGTTGTGGTAAGGTCGATGGGGCGAAGTAATTGTGGCCCGACACAACCGGGTTCCCACTTACACACCAGTACCGTATCCACCGAGTGAAGACTGACAGGTAGGGGATCGGCCTTAGCTGACAGAAGACAAAGTAAGAGTGGCAAAAACATACTACCTCCTATAATCCTAAAATCTCAGCGTACTGATTCTTGCGCTGTCCCTGTTTCTCGCGCATGATCATTTCCCGGTATGCCCGTTGTGCATCCGTAACTTCTATCCCCTCGCCCAGGGGGATTGCCGCAGCTTGACGAGGTAAATGGCTGGTGATGGCGTAGCGTCGGGCGTCGTGGGTGTGGTTATATTTATCCACCGGCGTATTGTTGGAAGAACTCAACCGTTTATCCTCGTCGGCGAAGTGATACTCCCCGAACTCCACGACGGAGTGGGGGCAGGTTTCGGCGCAGACCATCAACAAGGGCAGCCCATCCAGTTCGTTGGTATTCATCAATCCCGCCACCCGTTGGATCCCGAGCATCAAATCCCGAAAGGAGGCGGGGACGACGTTGAGTCCTCGTTTTTGACAGGAGTAAATCCATTCCGAGCCGGACGGATCCGCGTAGAAGACGCTGATGTTGTTCTTCCTCTGGAATAGGGTAATGTGATCGACAAGACTATCAAAGTCCTGTTTCGTCGCATAGAACTCGTCGAAATTTATCCATCTTCGTCCCACCCGTCCCAGGGCTTCAATCACAAACGGATCGCCGTATCCCCAATCTATCCCCGCGATGGCCTCATCAAACTGGGGTATCGGTTTCTTCCAGAGGTGTTTGTCTTGTAAGTCGTAGACCAAGCCTTCAAAAGACACGAACTGAGCGTCAAGTTCCTGGGCGGCGAAACGAGGATCATAGGCTTCGCGCAAGGCATGAATCTCAAGTGGGTCAAGGTAGGTGTTGCTGTCAATGGGGGCGTTGACGACGCAATATTCGTTCTTAACCCTAAACCCCTCCGGTGTCCGCTTGTCCTTCGTTGCCTCAGTGTACCACCGTCGATACAGCCAGTTCTTGCCCCGGGGCGTCGTGGTGCCGATGATTGACCCCTTGGTGCTTAGAATACGGCCAAGGAGGATGTCAAAGCATTCCTCGGAGATCATGGATATTTCATCCACCCATATCCAATCCAGTTCCGGCCCCCGTAAGTGGTCGGGTTTCTCCGCAGTCTTGACCTGCACCTTGAAGCCGTTGACCAATTCTATTGTCCGCTCACTGACCTTGCGGTCACGGATGAGCAATGGATTGATGTAGCGTAAAAAAGCCCCTTCCGGGACAATACTCATGGGGAAGGTAGGGCTTACTATCCACCCCATCCCACACCCCTTGCCCTTCTTCCACTTCATCGCCTTGCGTTCCGTCTCATGTGCCCCCCCAACGGTCTTTCCGCTCCTGACGCCCCCGATGAATAACGGGAACCGGTAGTGTTCACACGCCTTCTTGAACTCCGTTTGCGGGCCGGTGCGGATGTACTTCTCGGAAAAAAGAGGGACTTCTAACTGCTTCATATCTGAGCTATCTTGGGAAACTTCTTCTTCCACCGTTTGTAGTCTAACCCCCCGGAATTGACAATGATCCCGAAGGCTCGAACCTTCGTCCGCGAATAACACTCCATGCTACCCCGGGGTACCCGGCAAGTCTCACATCTCCGGCAACGCTCCCCAAACAACATCGACCTCTTCTCCCCAGGGCACCATACCCACTTACCCCCCTTCCCGGCCACTCCCTCCCCAAAACCAGAGAAAGCCTTACGCATCCCTCACAACTCCTTCAACACTACGTCGCTGTCCACCGGCTTCATACTCAGCCCGTCCGCTCGGATATATGTCACCTTGAACATTACGTCCCCAATCTTGAATGTGGCACCCAAAGGGATGCTGAAAATACGTTTGCCCTCAACGGGAACCACTATCTTCCCCCCACGACCCCGACCAATAGCAAGAATCTTACTCATAACTCCTCAAATTCCAGAAATAACGACTTTTGAGGGTGGCACTGGCGAGAAAACTCAACCCTATAAACCCGCCCCTCCGTACCCCCACCCAGTCCCCGACACCGTACCCCCCTACCCCCCGTGTCAATTGTGATACTACCCATAGAACGCACACAGGAGCGCAACGGCGCATAGGCCATTGACTGATAATAGGTTATATGTATACCTGTCACTCTTTTTTGTCCTTTTCCTTTGGTTGGGTGGGGGTTGCGGGTGTATCCTTATCATCTTCATTAAACGAAATGGATATATCTTGTTTTATCTGCTGTTTCTCTCCGGGACGGTAGGAGCCACCGAGGTAAAGACCGAGATCGAGCGCATGATCTGACGACTTTTCACCGAGATCGAGCTTTAAGCCCAACGCCTTTCTACCCTTCATGTCGAGAATCTTGTCAGAGATACCTGCAACGCGGCAAATGATTTCGCGCCAATCCTCTGTTTTTTCCCAATCATACAGCACCCCGTCGTCAACCTCGAACCCGTTCACCTTCAACAGCTCCGCAATCTTGTAGCACGGGAGCGTGTACCAACCCATCCGACCAATCATCTCGATGATCTGTACCCGATCTTTACGTTTCATTTATCGACCGCTCCATTTTGGGGTATCCCCCTGCTTGTAATTCCATCGTGGCGAGGCCCAGCAACTCCGCCACGCGGTTTACGGGCATTGGGTGGTACTTGATACCCTTTCCCGGCATCGAGCGATCCTGGGGCATGGCGGGCTTGCTTTAGTCAAGTCTTAAATCCTTAATCACTGCTCACCGGATCCTCGTTCATGCGGTCAATAGCAAGGGCGGAGAGGGGAAAGGTCAGGGTCCTCATAGTTGTGTTGGTAACATTGTTTATTTCCCATCCCGCCTGTACCTCTCGCCCATCTTCTATCTTGATCATGTAGCGCCAAGAATTCACGGTGACCCCGGGCCGGCGACTGATTTTTAGATGCGTAGCCTCTAACCTCATCTCAAAATTCCCCCACCATGCGCTTTTCTATGACATCGGCCACAAAGTGTCGCGAGATTGTCTGGGTTGCAATTCTGCTTGTTGGCGTCAAGGTGATGTACTGCAAGAGCCTTTTCGCCTTGCGGCTCACCGCACATCCGGCATCGATAGTGGTCACGTTCGCGTATGCTACGTCGAAGCGTTGCCGTCCAGTCGACCGAATAGGGCTGAAAAGTGATACCGCCTTTCCAGTTGTGATTTCTCTCACCACGCTTTGCTTGTGCAATTTTTGCTTTTGCTTCAGGGGTATGCTTAAAACCTAATGCGTGCCGCTTACTCTTCATCGCCTGGCTAATTTTTTGGATCGCTTCTGGTGAGTGCTTATGGCCGAGGAAATATTTCTTGCCTTTCATCGCTCGACTGATTTTTTGCCGAGCTTCGGGTGAATGTCTATGGCCCATTAAAATTCACCCCACAAACATATATGTTTATTAGTCTTCTTCTTAGTCTTAGTATTAGTCTTAGTATGTACCTGCCCAAGGCACTCCTTTGGAAAGCCCAAGGCAATCCCGCGGCACTCCCAGGGCATTCCCGAATAGTTGCTAATAAGTGGGAGTTGTGGGATATTCACGCGGGGAAAAAAGTTATCCACATTGATTTCGTACCCTCTTGGTCGGCACATTGTTTTGACATTTTTTGCACGCGAACTCGGGTCATGAAGGGGGCCGCGAGGGGTTTTTGTGGCAAGAATTAACGCGCCGGGCATCGTTTCCTCGGTGTAATTTTACGTCTCAAAAAGTTCTCCGTCACATTACGCGATGCCTGATAATCGGTAAGAGCTTGCCGACGGGAATTGTCCAACATCATATCCTCGTCCTCGATCTCTCCCGTGATTTCCAAATCCTGATAGTAGACCGGATCAAGTTCGCAACGCGGAATAGTACCCATTCATAACTAATATGGTGGGTGTTTTTCCACTTTCGACGCTAACCCCCACAACTACGCGAGTTAAATGTTGTTTTGGCAAAAATGCGATAAGTCCCTATAATATCAATAGTTCATTTTATCGCGGCGATAACCTCTATAATATCGACGTGGCGGGCAACGTGGGCGGAGCGTTGAAATATCGGGCGTTATGGCGTTTCGGGAATGGATTTGAAAGTATTTTCAACAAAACAGCAGTTTAATCGCTATTGTTTCAGGTAGTTATAGCGACCTGTTATATTATAGCACGTCATGTTGACATACGTTAGGCGGAAAACCGTATAATAGGACATGGAGCGCACAAGACCTCAGCAACCAACTTTTACCCGCCCCCTGTCACCGTGTCCTGTCCCATCCAACAAGGTCAGTGTGTGCTCCAGCACGGCGGCGGGGGGTGGACTTAAAAGGGAGACCAAGATGACCGCAACCACTAAAAGCACCCAAGCCCAAGCTGCAACACAAATCAAGACGATTCTCAAGCGGGAATTCCCGGGCATTGCATTCTCAGTCCGGTCAGAGTCCTTTTCTGGTGGCGACAGCGTCCACGTGTCTTGGAATCTTGGCCCGACCAGCGAACAAGTCAACAAGCTTATCTCTCGTTACCAGTACGGCCATTTCGACGGGATGATTGACTGCTATGAGTACTCGAACTGCCATGAAGACATCCCTCAAACTAAGTTCGTCTGTGCGCAACGCGACTACCGCACCCAAGAAGAGATTGACAACTACGATCTCAAGTGGAATGATCCCGCACGCCGCGACCTTTGGAAAGAAGAAAAGACCCTATATCACATCATCGCCCGCGATCTGTGCAAATTGGCCGGGATTGAATACCGCGGACTTGCTGCGCCAGCCCCCGATGACTTTAAACACATGGCCCCTGGCTTTGGTTGCCCGGATTTCCAGGCGATAATCAATCATCTCCTATATGGGCAAGCACTGATGACCGGCTATCACGGCGTCAAGCGGGCACTGTCCGATGACGGGACGGAGATCATCAACTCGTTTATTATCTATTAATAAGGAGACCAAGATGACAAACGATAAGGGAAAGCATACGAAGGAACCTTGGCATGGCGTAGGGTGTGGTGAATATGAGTGGCCAAAGATAGTCAGCGGAGATAACCTTATCATTGCTGATGTGTTGCACAATTCATGGGGACATGGTGTTGCTGTTGCTAATCTTGCCCGCATCGTTGCCTGCGTCAACGGATGTGAAGGAATTAACCCGGAAGCAGTGAAGGAAATGCTGGAGGCGTTGGAAGCATGGAATGAGAGTTTCAAAAATACGTGTGGCATACAAAAATACGAGTATCTTCGACCGCTCGAACTCAATGCCTGCTATATAGATGCCCGCGCCGCTATCGCCCATGCCACGGGCACAAGCGAAAAGTCGAAAGAAGCGAAGGAATAGGAGGTACCATGGAACACAAGTTCAAGGTCGGGGACAAGGTGAGATGCGAAGGAACGAACCGCTGTGGTGAATGTACCTGGAAACAACCGTCGGTAATTTATTGCATTGATAGTGATATACACATTCAAGCCTGCGGCGCAAGAGAAGTCAAGACGTGGATTGCCAACGAGTGTCTCCCCCTTTTCCGCCTTGTCGAATCAGTGGATCAACCTGAAATCAAAACTCAACCACAGGAGGTTATGATGAACGACGTGATTGCAGGACTGTATGAAAAGACGGCGGACGCCGTTGTGGTCAACAAGTGGTTCGGGGCATGGCTTAACGAAGGAAACTTCGCCACCCGATGTGCAAGTAGGCTTTTGTTGACCCTCAATGGAAGCTACTTCCTAAACGAAGCCTACCGCCTTGAGGCAGAAGAAAAGGCGAAGGCAGAGAAGTAAGATGATCCTGCACGCTGGCTTGAGCTTGCACCGTCCCGCGCGTATGGCCGATGTGCCAGGTTGCAACGATGCGTCGCGGGCGGATAAATATGGCCTTGTCACAAGCCCTCTGACAAGGCCCCGGATTTTAATGGGTGGCCCACCAGCCCCAATCCAATGTCTGAAATCAAGGGCCAGAGCAGGCAAGATGCCTGGGGCAGAGGAGCGGGGCATTATGGCCGACTGGAAAGACCCTTTCAGCCCGAAATCTATCATTGGAAACGAAAGAATCCATGCAGGTTTCTTGGCTGCCAAACGTTGGGACGTTGGCCAGTCGGCCCCCTATTTCTTCGGTCTCCCTTCCCGGCCTGCGGGGTTTTTGCACCTCTTGGCCAGTGTCGGCTACCCCGTGGGTCGGGCAATTTTCTGAAAAGAGAGGTATGAAATGAAAACAATTATCGTCAAAACACAACAAGATTGGGATGCAATACCCATTGAATCCCAAGAAGAAAGACTGATTGAAATCAGGGGAACGGAATGTATATACATCAAACAAAACCCCAACAACAGCACGGCGACGCTCCACGGCAACAGCTCAGCGACGCCCTACGACAACAGCACGGCGACGCTCTACGGCAACAGCACGGCGACGCTCCACGGCAACAGCACGGCGACGCTCTACGACAACAGCACGGCGACGCTCTACGGCAACAGCTCAGCGACGCTCCACGGCAACAGCACGGCGACGCTCCACGGCAACAGCACGGCGAGGCTCTGCGACAACAGCACGGCGATTGTCTGGTCGGCGAAGTCGGTCAAAAAATATGGGCGTTACGCCGCTATCGTCAAAAAACAGCCCATCGTCTACCGCAATCTCGCGGATTGGGTATCTACAAATGATTGCACAAAAATCAATGCCTCAACCCTCTTACTCTATAAGCGCGTGTCCGAGAGGTTCTTGACGCAAGAGGAGACAAACAATCAAACCGAATGGGTGGTCGGGAAAACCCTAATCCACTCCGACTATAATCCCGCTCAAAGTGAATGCGGTGCGGGTCAATTTCACGCCTGCGCCAAACCGTTTTTTTGTGACCAATTCCGGGACATCCGTGGCGATAAGTATATAGCCCTTGCCGTCAAAATCAAGGACGTTTTTGTGTGGAAAAAGAACCCGTCATATCCTCATAAGATCGCGTTCCGTTCCGGCAAGGTGCTCTACGAATGCGACCGAGAAGGGAAAAAGATATGAGAGCCGGGCAATTCTTCGCGGGTGGCAGAGACCTGTACCCGGTACGCCGGACGACCAGTGTGTTCCCGTCCGCCCGTGGAAGTAAACAAAAAAGGAGCTGAGATGAAAGTCATTTTAACCAAAACGACAACGCAATACAACACGCCCGAGCATACGTCAATCGACTGCTTCTTGATTCTGAGCGGCGACAATGCTGAGGATTTGGTCGTACTCAACACGGTCATCAACTGCGACCAAGTAAGCGTCAACTACCTCGCCGAAAAGGGAATGAAGATCGCCAAAATCATTGGCGCGGAATACGTCGAACAGGTGGGGTAATATGAACTGGCAAATCCGCAAGCATATCAAGGTTCTCGGCGTGGTGCATACGCTGTGGGAGGCGGTCGAGGCATACCCCGAGAATCCTAACCCCCGGAGCTATTATCTCTGCCGTCCGCCGAATCGCGAGCCGACCGAAGAACAAAGAGGTTATGTTTCCATCCGCCGTGCCGTGCGAGTGGCACGACTGGTGGCGTTGGAGAACGAAAAGGAGATTCGATGACCGAAAAGATTGACCGCAAGACTATGCTCGGCGGAAAGGAGACTAAATGACGGTGACATACGAAGGACTCAAGACATTTATGGAAACGGTGGGGGCAACATGGTGCCTGTTGATAGGCACGCATGGCGAGCATTGGGTAATCAAGTTCCATGGTTCCGTCCTCTATGACGATAAATTGTGGAAATCGTATCTGCGCATGTATAGCTGGGAAAATATCCAGTCCATACTCACATGGTAAAAAAGGAGAACGATATGGAAAAGGTTGACCGCACGAAATTCCTGGGTGGAAGTGATATTGCCGCTGCAATCGGCATGAATCGCTGGCATTCTCCCCTGATGTTATGGGCACAAAAAACGGGAGAATTGCCGATAGAGATACCCGACAACGAGGCGATGGAGTGGGGCCGGGAGCTTGAGGATTCCGTTGCTAAGGGATTCACGCGCAAAACTGGATTTGAAGTCCGCCGCACCCCACAGAACTATGTCCACCCAAAGTATCCCTATTTCCGCTGCCAGGTGGATCGACTCCTGACGGGGACAGACGAGTTGCTCGAAGTCAAAACGACGAATGCATGGCAGGCAAAGGAATGGGAAGGCGAAGAAATACCGCAAGAATATATTCTCCAAGTCATGTGGCAGTTGGGCATCACCAAACGGTCAGTCGGCTGGATTGCCGTTCTAATCGGCGGGCAGAAATTCCGCTACAAGAAAATCCCGTTCGACAAGGTGCTGTTCGACGATATGATAGAGAAGGCATTACTCTTCTGGCAATGCGTTATCGACAAAACACCGCCGATGGCCGACGGGCTTGACAATCCGATTATGGTCGAACTCTATCCCAAGCCAACCAACAAAAGCATCCAAGAAGTCGAGGAAATGGATACGGCAATCGGCCACAGGCAGGAGTTGAAGATGCACGGGAAAGAAATCGAGAAATCACTCGATGAAGTCGAGGCGTTACTCAAACAGAAGATCGGCGAATCACTTGGCCTGAAAACCGTGAAGTACACGGTTATGTGGAATCGGGAAGCCAAGAACGGCTTAAACGAAAAGAGACTCAAGGAAGCACATCCGGATATCTACACCCAATTCTATGAACGAGGCTATAAGCGCGTTTTGCGGGTGAAGCTTAACGACAAAAAGGAGAAATGATGGCAGATATAGCAACAGTCAAAAAAGCTACGGCATCGACGCAGATGACTTCCGTCGAAGCCATGATCAAGAAAGCGGCCAGTGACCTGGGCGAGGCGTTACCGGCACACATGAACTCGGAACGGCTGGTCAGGATTGCGCTGACGACTATACGGACCAACCCCGAGCTGATGAAGTGTACTCAGGCCAGCTTGCTTGGCGCTCTGTTTCAATCGGCTTTCTTGGGCCTTGAGCCGAATATCGAAGGACAGGCCTATATTCTACCCTTCAACAATCGGCGCAAGATCGACGGCAACTGGATCACGGTCAAGGAAGCGCAATTCCAGATCGGCTACAAGGGGTATGTCCAACTCTTTCACCGGCACAAGTCGGCCATATCGCTCATGTTTGAGGCCGTCTACGAACATGATCATTTTGATTACGAATACGGTACTGCTGGCTATCTGCGTCATAAGCCAGCCGAGAAGGACCGGGGTGAGGTCCGGGGATTCTACGCGGTCGCCAAGCTCTCCAATAGTGGTACGACTTTCAAGTATATGTCAAAAGATGAATGCCTCGAGCACGGGCGACTCTACTCAAAATGCTTTGACAAGCAGACTGGCAAATTCTATGATCATACTCCCTGGGCATCCCACCCCGACGCCATGTGCCTCAAGACCGTCCTGATGCAATTGATGAAGTTGCTACCCAAGTCCATCGAAATCCAAAAGGCGATCGCCTCAGATGAAAGTATCAAGACAAAAGTGGCAATCGATATGTCTACTGTGCCGGATGAGGCGGTATGGGATGAACCGGAAGTCTCGACGGAAAAGGTCGAAACAAAACCCCCGACCGAAAATGGCAAAACGCCGGACGAGGGCGACTTAGCCGCCGACGCTAACGGCAAACCCCCGGTGGAAACTCCGATCAACCTGGAAGCTGAAACGGCCCCCAAGAAAAAATACTGCGACCCCAATATGGAATTTGAAAAGCTCAATACCATTCTCGGTATCTTGTTGACTGCTTTGGGCAAACGTCCATTGAAAGAGCGCGGGTTGCTTGCCGAGAAAATCAGCAGGGTCAAAACCGGTGATCCGACCAAAGACCTTGAGGCTAAGATCGACATCCTGCATGAAGCAGGCATAACCGAAGCAAAGGTATAATGTCCCTGCCCGGCTCCTCCTTTTCTCGGCCAAACCTCCCGAGTTTCGGGGTGGGTTGCACCAGCCCACCCCGCCGGGCGGGATAAAAAGGATCGCTAATGCCCTATAGAAACATCGTCTTCGTCAAGTTGGAAAAACGCCTACTTAATGATCCGCGTTGGTATATGTTAAGCGAGGCGGCTCAATTGAACTTTATCCGCTTCATGCTCTTGGCCGCCGAAACCTACAATCGCATCCCGAAAAACCTCGAAGCGATACGCAAGGCATTCAAAACTGAGCAGGATTTGACCACCCTCGAAAAGACCATAAAAGAGATCAGGGATAACTTCCCGAAGTTCAAAGAGAACAAGAAACTCTACTATTTCGCTGACTTCGAGACCAAGACTAACTATATCAGGGAATGCCCCAGGAATGCCCGGAGCGTGCCGAAAGAAGTTGCAGAAGGAAATCAAGGGAAAGAAAAAGAGAACAAGAAAGAATGGATTGCGCGGTTTGAAAAGTTATGGCCTGATTATCCGCGACGCGATGGGAAAAAAGAAGCATTGCGACATTTCTTGGCAACGGTGAAGACGGATGGAGACTGGGCTAAAATACAGAAGGCACTCGCCAACTTCAAGCGCTATGTTTTGCGTATGGGTTTTGACGAGAAACATATCAAGACAGCCAAAACGTGGTTCAACAATTGGCAGGACTGGGTAGACTACCAAGAGCCACAGTCTACCATCGCGACGGTAACACCGGAGGCTCTCTACCTCTGCCCTCTCTGCAATAAACGATTCAGGGATTCAAGAAAAAACGAACCTCTGACTTGCCCGCTTTGCAGGGGTACGCCGAAAATATCCGATCAATCGTTTGCCCTGATCAAGGAGGACAAACCATGAGCAAGCCGAAACACGAACGCGAGATGGATAAGACGGCGTTTGAAAAGTGGGCGAGCGAGCACGCGCGGCCGTGCAAGGCAGAGGAGATTATTGCAATGCTGCCAGAAGGTCTTTGGCCGCTGGTGGCTTCTCTTATGGTATATCAGCGGATGCCGCTTACAATAATTGCGAAGTTTAGCCGCATACCGTGGAAACGCTTTAGACGTACTTTCCGCAATGAACTGAATAAAGCATGGCAAGAAATTAAGAAGGAGGACGCGTGCGCGACCAAGCCATGAAGGAAATCTTTTTGAGACGCGGCTTTGACCAAAAAGTGCGTCGCTTCGTACGCCTGCGGTTAGTCTCAAGAGACGGCAATGGCGGATTCATTTGCCGACCTCTCCCTGGCAATAAGCAGACGTATCATATAATGCACGAGAACGGAGCGCTTGTCTGCCGCGAAGCCCTCAAACATACTCTTTGCGATGGCTATTTAGCCAAAATGAAACGCGGGCCTAATCCGTCTTGCTCCCATTGTGAGGCCGTGCGGCATGTTTTCCCGGAAGTCAATCAAGGCGTACTATTTCAGGAGACTTTATGATACGGCGGGCGGTACTCCTTTCCCCATCACAGCTGGGGTTCCCTGGGGTTATCATTGGCCCCAGCGCCCGCCTTTTTAATAACCATAGGAGGTTAAGATGAAAGATAAAGAAGCAAGAAATAGGTTGAGCGTTTTACAGTCAAGGGTTGATTCCCTTGAGTCCCAAAGCGCGGATTACTATGACGAAATACTAAAAACCGCCGGGGATTTTGGATATAGGTATGGTTGTTATGGCGCAAAGACTGAGGTTTGGTTCCCGAATTCCACGCCAGACCTTCCTATCGCGGCATGGAACCACCTCACCCCCGCCCAGCAAGTTGATATGATTCGCCACAACCAGAAGCCGGGAAAGAAACAACGGAGGTCTTAATGTCCACCCCTAAACAAATCGAGATCGGGAAGATACCGAGCCTTGAGATATTAACAAATAGTCCCCGATGCGAGGCTTGTTATTTTGGTAAATGCGGGTGCGGGTGTTCTCTTTATGATTGTACGTCCTATCCCCACCGCCTCGGCGCCCGTGTCGTCATTATCCCTAATAAGCCCAAGAAGGCAAAGGAGAAGAAGTGAGACCGAGAAAGAAGAAAAGAGAATGTTGGAATTGTGGTTTTGCCTCTCGTCAAGCCAGGTGGTGTTTTGTTCATGCGGTAGAAATTTCAAAGAAAGGTCGCATCGCCCATTGCTACGATTGGGAGCCGCGCCGCAAGGCAAAGGAGAAGAAGTGACACAAATCATAATGGCAATCTGTTTTGTGACTTTGGTTGTATGGTGTGCCCGGTTGACGTGGTGTGACAGTATGGCGCGAAGGTGTGTAAGCGAACAGACTAAAATTCTCAAAGAACTTTTTGCTCATACGCATCTTCTACACGATCTCAATTCTATTGAGGCGCGGATCACCCACATAGAGAAGCACTGTAAGACTGGCTACCATTGGATACAGCTACAAGCTATGAAGCCGGAGAAAAAGGAGAAGAAGTGAAAAACAAAAACCTGGATGTCAATTTCTGCGATTTTTGTTCTATAGATTCAACCGACGCGAAAGACCATGTCGGTACAGACAAGTGCGCCATTTGTGGTAAGTGGGCTTGTCCCCACGAAAAATGTCCAGGACGCTTAGGAGGCCGCGACCCTACTGAGCATTTTCCGCGTAGCTATTCATGTGGCGCACCACTATATCCATTTATTTGTGCAAACTGCTGGGCGAAGGCTCGCCAAGTACCGGGTGAACAAATCAGACGGGGTATTCCCCTTAATGCCAGCGGGGATAGTTGGTCAATTCGATTGGGTGAATATATTACAAGGCATCACGTCGAATTCAAAAAACAACTGAACGAGATATTTGTTGATGAGATTCGACGGTTGATAGAACTCGGGAAGGGGGCAAAGTGAAAAGCCTACTCTCTCTTGCCATCCACGCCGTCCTTCTCGTCGGCCTGATTCTCGTGGGTATTGTCCTGACGGCCTCAATCGTCAAGTCTACCATTCAGGACTGTCAGTTGTCCGGGGCGAAATACAAAATGGCGACTATCCACTATGCCGATTCATTAAGCGGCATAAGGATCGAAAAGGCACAAGAACAGGCGTGGAATTATCAAAAACCAACAGCCAAAAGGAGGCGAAAGTGAGGCGATTGTTTAGAATGATTTATAGAATCGTTTGGGATTTTCCCCATAACTGGGAACCGCATGGATGGCAGATTTCGGAAATGACCATGCAATATTGGATGGGTGGTGAATGATCCCCTGGCTCCGCGACCCTATTACGAACCGCGAGTACCGTATCACGCCGGGCAATCCGAAACTGGGCCTCTGCCCCAAGTGCCCGGCTGATTCCACGGCGCGTTATCCCGTCGTGCAAACACGATTCAGGAAGCGCGTGCGGCTGGCGATACTCTGCCAACGACACGGGGTTGTGCAACTATGGAAGGAGGCAAAATGACCCCGCCTAACATCACTGCAATCATCGCCCTGGTTTTCGGTGTTATCGGCACCCTTGTCTGGATACTCTGCCGGGCGGCAGGAAGGAAAATGCCAGTACCGCCAGCCTTGCATCTTGACAAAAAGACGGGACGGGTATGGGAATATCAGGATTTCATAGGACGTGGTTGTCCCAACAACCCCACCGCCACCTTTCGTGGAATCCGCACCATTGATGGTAAATATGCGGGGTACGATTGTTCCCACTGCGGTATCGTGTGGGATGATAAGGAGGTCAAATGACCATTGAACTTTGGTGTCAGTATAGTACACTTGACAAACAATGGTGCTATCAGTTAGTCTCTACCGGCCAACCTGGAACGTATTTTCTCCAGTGGGTTTGGTTCTACACCGGCAAGTTCCTTGCTCGTTTTTATTTTCCCTCCACCGACATCTATCTTTATCCTTACGTATTTACTTGGAGCGAGGGCAACCGTCGACTGGGACGGTGGGGTGATTCTTGGGATGCGAGGCAGATTGCGAAATGGATAGTTGCCGCGATCAGAAAACACGAGGCGAAGATTATAAAAAAAGCATTACGAAAACGAATCAAGGAGGTCAAATGAGATCGATTAAGTTCAGGGCATGGGAGCCGGAAACCGAAATGGGAAAACCGGGTAGCATGAGCTATAATCAAGACTTTTGTTTTTCTCAAATACAACACCCCGACGGCATTATCATCATGCAATTCACCGACCTCCAGGACAAGAACGGGAAAGAGATATATGAGGGAGATGTGGTAAAAGCGGCAGATGAGGATTCACCACACATCAAGAAATGGGTCGTTGATTTTGAGAGTGGGAGATTTGTAGCCACTAATAGTAGAGACACTATCGGGTTGCATTATTGGGCCGACATTCAAATAGAAATCATCGGCAACATCTACGAGAACCCGGAACTACTCAAGGAGGGCAAATGAATTATGAAATATATTGCAACGGTAAGTTAATCGCCACGTTTGAGAACGAACAAGATCGAGATGATTGCCTCGATTATCTCCAAGACAAATACGAAGACTGTAAATTTACGACGGAGGCTAAATGAAAAGTGGATTAGATTCATTTAGTAAAACTATTATAATAATATTTGCGTTGGGGTTCGGTTTCAGTGTTGCCATTCATTTACTGCTATGGTTGCTCAAGGAGGTCAAATGACCCTCGCCAAAGAAGGGCTGATACCCCGAAAGGGGAAAGGAGTAGAGATGGACTTCTGTCGAGGATGCGGCAAAGAAATAGATGAAGATGATGTGTTTCAATGCGGAAAATGTGGAGCACTGGTCTGTGAATCTTGTTGCTATGGTTCTGGTGGTTGTGCTGTTTGTGAACGGGAAAGGGGAAAGGAGTAGGGATGCATCAATGTGAAGAGGGAAAAGGAATAAAGATGCGTTTCCTTGTCCTCGATCCCAGCAAGACCGGCACAGGATGGGCATATTTCGATTCATCTCTACCAAAACACCTTGTCGCCTCCGGCTGCATCCGTCCTCACAAAAAGGACGGTCATTGGATGTCAAGCATAGAAAAGCAGTTGAAGGTTGTCCTTGCCGAATACTCCCCGGAGAAGGCATGGATGGAGAACAAATACAAGTATGCCCGGAAGTATTACTCCAAGAAGCTGGGGCGGTGGGTGATAACCGTGGGCGGCTCACAAGAATATGCCTCCGCGTGGAATCTGGTCAATAAGGTCATAAGTGATCATGGCATCCCCTGCGAGGAATTGGACACCCGACGTCTCGTCAAGAACAAAATGGCCGTCCTCTGCGCCCGACGATATACTGACAAAAAAGTAGGGGAAGACGAGGCGGAATGTATCTGCTGGGGCGAATTTCTGATTGCCAACAAGTTTAACCAGGGTCAACCCCTGAAAGGAGGCTAAGATGGGCAAGGTTAGCAGATTAGACAGAACGATTCAGCGGTTGCAGGCGGAGAATGTGGATTTGGGCGCCCGGATCGCCCAGCTCCAAGTTGCCCTTGATGCAAGCAAAAAGCTCTACAAGGGCGCGCTTGACGCGGCATCAACTCTGGCCGGAGAGAATAGGCAGTTGAAAGAACGTGTTGCCGAATTGGAACAGAAACCCAAGGGAGGCTAAATGAAAAGACCGCCGAAGAAATTGTATTGGTGTAGGTGGGAAGAAAGTTTTGATACAATGCAGGAGGAACATTCTCATGGAGAACAATGTTCATACTGCACTACCAGCGGACATTGTGAATCTGATTTCAAACCCTGCCGCGTCTATGTGTATGAGCGGGTTAAGAGACAAATGGAAATCGTTGGCCTGAATACATTGCGGGTGTTGGAAAGCGTTCCCTCCAAGTCCGTCGCCCGGCGCTTGAAAATCCAAAAGCCGAAAGGCAAGGAGTAGAGATGACGATAAGGGAAATTCTACTAACGCATTGCCAATTCTACGAGAGATTCCGAACCGTAAGGTTGGATGACATCGACGCCATCGCCCGCGAGATCATTGAAGAGGTGGAGAAGATTGCTAATCTAATCCCGGCCCCCAATGGATTTCATTTGCACATACACCAGCAAGACTGGCAACGCTTCCGCAAAGAAAACGGGGTGGAATGATGGGACTATCAAAGGCAACTGGTGATATGTACGGATGGGTGACGCATACCTGGAATCCGGTCGGCGGTGAGTGCCCGCATAGATGCTCTTACTGCTACGTCCGCACGGGGCGATTGGGGGGATGTGCGAAGTATCAAGGCCCGCAACGGCTAATTGAGAAGGAAATGAAGACAAACCTCGGCAAGGGCAATACGATATTCGTCTGTTCATGCAATGACCTATTTGCAGGACAATTGCACCACGACCAAGTCATGCGTGTTCTGAGTTTACCTGGAGAAAATGTCTACGTTTTTCAATCCAAGAATCCGGCGGGAATGATTTTGTACGAATCGCACTTCCCACCCAATTCTTTGCTCGGCACAACGATTGAAACAAATGAATTCATCTATACTGGGGCATACAGCCGAGCACCATTCCCGGTTCATCGTGCCCACGCGATGTCTAAAATTACTTTGCCCAAGTTTCTGTCCATCGAGCCGATCATGGACTTCAGCTTCTTGGCGATGCTCCAATTAATTAGACTGGTCAATCCTGATTTCATTTCTATCGGCGCGGATTCGAGGCATTGCAATCTACCCGAACCGTCCGGTGAGAAAATACGAATCCTTATCGAGAATATCCAGAAAATGAAGATCGAGGTCAGGCAAAAGAAGAATCTGGACAGATTGCTAAAGGAGGCGTGATGCCGGATATATCTATGTGTGAAAATCGCAAATGTCCAAAGCGGAATAAATGTTATCGCTTTCGTGCCGTCCCCGATATAGGACAATCTTACTGTACCTTCAATGACCCCTTGGACGGAGATTGTCAATGGTTTATGCCCATTGAGAAAGGGGATAAGGTGATGGGGATAAAACACCCCCGTAGGAAGCCCGTGGTGAAGTCGAGGCAGGGGGGCGGGGAATCCCCCGTCCGACCCCGAAAAGCCCGCCTGCGGGCAAGGAAATGGGCAAAAATGGCTATTCTTCGTGTAGGATGCCCCTACGTTGTCGAGATTGAGGGTGGTCGGGTGATTTTGAAGCCGGTTGAGGGGGGGATTGAGTGACCCTCCTTGACATCATCGCCGCCATTCCCCAGAAGCCGTATTATATTGACGGCGATTCCGCCGACCCTAACGGCGTGATCTATCTCTTGACAAAATATGTCAAGGAGTTAGGCCGCAAGTTTATTGGCATTGAAATATCAGAAAAGTATTGCGCGATTGCGAAACAGAGACTGATGGGAATATCAGAAAGTCTATTTCGGTAGTTTGGTTCTTTTCAGGTAGTCTTTTAATTTACGTAATATCTTGATTGCCTCTTCTCGACCGCCCGTCAAATAACATCCGCCCTCAAGGTCTGCCAAGGCTCGATCAATGAAGTAGTCGATCCTGCGGCTTGACTTTTTAGGCCGGGTCTTCATAACGGTATGGCGTTTTGACATCGGGTGGGATGGGTTGTAAGGTTTTGAAGGTGTCCCCCACTTCGAAATGCATCGGATCGCGATTCATGCCAGCGAAGTTGCCGCCCCAATACCACCCCTCGGCCTCGAATCGTTTGACCAGTTCGGCCGGTTGCTTGTCGATTGCACCGACTGGATTGTCCTTGACGTTCAGGTCGATCGCTATCCCCCATGAATGCCGGGAGAGGCCACGTTTGGAGTTGTGGAATTTGTGACGTGGAACCCAGACACCAGCGATGTTCTTCTTGAATTCACCAACGTCAACGAGATCCGCCTTGCCGTCCACTTCAAGCCAATGAAAGATTCGGAATAGGGACATGGCTGCGTCGAAATGTGCCCAGATATTGCCGATGATTGGGATTGTGAATTTCTCGATATTCGCGGCCAGCCACTTCCGGTCGGTGATGATGATCCGGCCACCTGTCGCCTCGGAATAGGTGAACTTGCCAAAGCGGGCGATGACTTCAGCGTCGGTCAGGAGTCTCATATCTTCTGTAGGCAATCCCCGATATGCGGAGCCTTATAGAGAAAATGCCAGACAGTAATCCTGTCCAGCTCGTCAATCCTAACTATCACCCCGCCGATATGTGGCTGCATCTTGCCATAGTATCTGAGATATGGCCTCGACGGTTCCCACGTCATCCAGCAGGGGACTTGAATCAGATGCTGATGGGCAAGGTGCAGGTGCAGAAAGAAATGCCAATGACCCCGGGCGACAATATCGAAATGCGGCAACTTGCCCTCAGCCTCAGCTTGCAATAATAGGGTTCCTTCTCGATCCATGACCGTCGTGCGGTAGATAGCCGCCCCGGACTCGCCATGCGCCACATTCATCATCCGGTTAGTTCCGCCGATTTCGAGATTCGCCAGCGGGCCGAGAAACCTTGACCGCCGGGCGTGAGGTTTCAGTTCTTTACAAATCGATTCATGCTGTTTCCAGTCGAGGGATTCGTGATAGCCGGATCCGGACAGACAATAGAAATCGCGGCCCGTCACCAATGACTTGAGCAATTCAACGCAAACATCTTTTTGCTGATTCAGGTCGGACATCATCAAACCGATGCCGAATTGTTTGCGGTTCAGACCATGCAAGGCATCGCCGAGATGGATTACCGTGTCCACGTCCATCTTGTCACATGTTTCCCCGAACGATTGCCATGCTTCGTAGATTTGCAATTGGCCGGGATTTGCCCTATGTTCATTGCCCTCGGAATCCTTCCACAGCGGCGGAAAGAGGGCGTACTTGCTGCCCGTGTGGGTATCGGAGACAAGTGCTATGGTTCGTTTGAATTTCATATCTTCAACCTCCCCACGAGTGTCTTGTAAAACTCTTCGTCGAGATTCTCGCTTTCCGCCCGTGTTTTCAGGCCGAGGGTGCTTGCCTTATCGTATAGGGCTTTCCAGGTACGTCCGAAAACCCGCAGCGCATCCTGGCGGGATATTTCGCCAGTTTGGATTTTCGGATACAGTTTACGCAGCATCTGCATTTCTTTCCTTGACCAAAATGATCTCACAAGCACCACCCTGCACCGATGCGTGGTTCAATCCATCCAGGCACATTCGGGCCAAGAAGCCCATAGCCCATGATCTTGAAATGTTTGAGAGAGGCGCCGATAGAAAGAACCCCAATCGGGTTAAGGGCATTTAGGCTGGGCTTGAGGTTTATTTCGACGCCCCCAAGAATTCTGAACGGTGAAGATTGCTTGACCGGGATGTCGAGTGAATAGGGCATAGGTTTCGTTTCGATAGAGGCTGAATATAGGATGCCCCGATAAACAATAGAGTCTGAAATTGGGACAAAACACATCTTTTCTTGTATCAAAAATGGAATGTCCACACTATATACTTTAGATCGTACGGGGATTTGACCCAATGGAGTTTCTTTTGTAATTATTATGGTATCATGAACTATATCCGTAATGATAGTTGTATCAGTCTTAAACTTTGTGATTATTATCGTGTCTTTCGTTTGGATGGTAATAGTTTGAATTCCCGGTTTGTGAAAATAGAGCGTACCCAGAATACCAATGATAATCCCGGCAACGAGGATAACAAACAAAACTTTCAGTTCTTTCACGTTGACCTCCCGTTGATTTTCCATGAATGTATTTTCATGTGACAAGAACGACATAGTGTTATTCCATTATCAATACAAAATCTTAATTCCGGGAATTCCGAAAATAATTTAAGATGATGAGCTATTATATTCCCCCGCCCACATATTTTCCTACACAACCTACATGTCCATTGATCTTTTTTGTAAACTTCCATGGCCCATATTCGATATTCTAAACTTTTTCGTATAAGGTGATTTTTATTACCAATACCGCCCCTCCATTGATGATTTTTTTCGCCCTTTTGGGCGTTGCTTTTTTTACGTCGATGTTCTAATGAAAATATCCGACCCACCAATGCTTCACTTGTTCTTCGTCGAGCTTCAAGAGAACGGCGTTTCCCATGGTTTGCTATACTTATTTTATGTTTCGTTATATCTGAATGTTTTTTACCAAAAAAATGATTTTTTTCGCCCATCCTACTTTCGCTCATTTTTTGACGTGCTTCCAGGGATTGTTTTTTTCCCAGCATATTAGAAGGAAGCCCCTTGTGAGACTGACTCATTTTCTGTCTTGTTTCAAGGGAATGATGTTTACCCCTGTTTGCATTACTTAATTTTTGCCGCAATTCCTCGGAACACCTTTGACCTTTTCTCATATTCTCGTTATATCTTTGTTGCAATTAAAACAATTTCGGATAATCATATAAATATATTATATATAGAAACCAAAGTTTGTCAAGTTATTTGTCGAAACGTCATCTTGTCGTGTCGGGGATCGCCTGAATCCTCAGCGATTCTTGCCACGCCTGTTGCGCCCGCGGGAATACATAGTCGAGCTTTGTCTTGATTTCGATTAGCAGATCATGCTGATAGGCAATGTCCGGTTTGATCGTATCCAATTCTTTTCGGAGTTGGATTATATCCCCGCTTTGCTTTGCCTCGTTCATTGAACAGCGGACACCGATTGTTGCAAGCCCGGCAAGTCCGACCACGCAGGCCACGATTGCCCCGACAAGCTTGACCAGCTTGATTGTTTTGCCGTTAGGTTGTTCCGTTGGCATCTTTCCCCTTTCCGTTGGCGAGGTATTCACCGACACGACCGCCGACGAAGATACCGATCACCGCCACCCATTCCCAGCCAGTAAAGATCAGCTTCCCGGTCAGCGTCAAGACGAACGTGGCGGCCAAAGCCCAGACCTTGACGCTCGTGATGTTTGTGAAGAACTTAACGATCAGATGTTTCACCATCATTCACCTCCTATCCGTAAAGTTTCGGGCCCGCACCCTTCCGGCATATCTAAAATGCCATACTTAATGAACAGGGAATCAATCGGCCCATAGTATGGAACGGTTTTATATTCCATCTGCATCAAGGGATGGACATAAAGTGGGGTTAGCTGTATCTGTCCATACAGGGTATCAACCGGCTCGTCAAGCAACTCGATCCGGGGAACCCTTGACCGATCTCTTTTCCTGACGCGCCACCAATAGAGAATGTCAAGACCGAAATCAACGGTCATGCACCAGCCACGTCCCGTCGCCACCCACCTATCTTGCTCTGGGGTGAAGTGATTACGCGCCGCCCAATGACACACCCCCGAACCGAAAACAGATAGTGCGGTTTTAGCGAAGGTCTTGGACGCCATTTCTGCAAAGGGATCGTTCCCATCTATTGGGCAAATTAGATTCGCAATGACCTTGCATCCCTTCATTGTCCCGAGTCCATAAGACCAACAGGCGATGTCCGTTTTCTCCGTCGGAATTATCTGCGCCGCCGCACAGACGATTAATAGAAGTGTTAAGAATGTCAGTTTCATAGGCCTCCTATTGGGCTATGCCGATATATTCTTTAACTCTATGCACCTTAGCATGACATCCACGACACAGGGTAATAAGATTGTCATCACTATCATCGTGGGTCAGATGCCATGAAATTATATGGTGAACTATCGTTGATCGTTTCTTGCCACATTGTTGACAGATAAAGTTATCGCGTTTTCGGATTCGTTGAGCTATCTTTTTCCATTGTAGCACCGTTGTTCGTTTCATATCTTCGGGCGTAATGCCTCCACGCCAGAGTGGGTTGTTGTGGCCGAGCCATCTCTGTTGTCGTGCTTTCTTGAACTCCTCGGTGTGTTTTCTGCCGATGTTTTGTGCGCCCATCTTCTTTCGTGTTTCCGCAGAATAGATATCTTTTTTACCTTTATTCCACGGCGTCATGCCCTTTTTCCAACAAGTCGGCGGGACAATCCCTTTCGGGAATTCGGTCGCAGTAGAGTAGTGATGCCCCTTTATAAACCTGCCCATTTCATCCCGATTGTTCTTAGTGTCGTCGTTTGTGCCCATGGTATATTATACCTCAGCTCTCCCGTTTTGTCAAGAGGTATTTGACAAAGCCCACTATAAACCAGACGCGATTAGCCACCAAAAACTTCCGTCACAGATCAACGTCCCTCCGCCCGGCCCGGCAATCGTTACGTCCGCCCCGGTGTTGCATTTGATGTCTTGGTTGCCAGACGATTCGTTGTCCTCCAGCACGACATTATTCGCCCCTGAATTATAGAAGTGTAAAATCTGTCCAGCCACACCGTCGATGAAACCGCCGATTGTTATTGACCCGCCTGCGGTGTTGACCGCCATGACCGAAGCGTTGGCAACGGACACGGTATCACTTGTGCCTATTACGGCGAAGGTGCGGATAACGCCCTTGAAAACATTCCTCACTGCCACCGTTCCAGAATCTCGACCAGCATTATTTATGTATAATTTCACTGTGCCGATTGTGGTTGTACCTGTATAGAAAGTATACTCACCATTTTGCATCAATAATGCTGCCGTTAGATTTGCATTAGTGTTTCCCCTAACCCAAGCTGCTCCATTGTTATATAAATTATCCCCCAGATATAATGTTCCCTGAGTTGAAGAGACTGTTCGACCACCAACGAAGGCATTACTTTTGGAGGTTCCGATTCCGCCCAGGGACACCATGCCAGTATCACCAGTCGCACAGCTGAAAGTGGCTTGTGGATAATTGGGAGAGGCAACGATTAGTGTTTTGTATACCCTTGCCGTATCCGCCGCCTGAACACGAGAGGAATCGTAGGTGGAAAGTAAATTACTTCTGACTGTAATTGAAGTACCCGATTTAGCACGGAGGACGTTGGTGAGGGTGGAGTCGGAAACGACGGTGGAACAGCGAGCCATAATTGCAGTCAGGGAATCAAAGGTGGATGTGCCGACGTGCCGACCGTTGACATCGTAGTCGTCCACCCAGTCAGCATGGACAAAACCGATGAAACCCAGTAAGGTTAGGATTGTCAATAGTTTTTTCATTACAACCTCCTCAAAAACCCTTAAACAGATGTACCTTCAACCGCGTGTTGGTGCTGTTGTCCGTGAGACCTTGAACAACAAACCGGGCGTACCGCGAGGGCACGAGAGGGCAGGTAGAAGGATACCACGTCGCCCGCGTCCACAGGGAATCAATGGCCTTGAGGGTCAACTGATCTTTCTTCGGTCGTCCCATCCGTGTCTTCAGGGAGTCAATGCCTTCGATGACGTACAGGCAGACCTTAGTTGAATCGGCGTGGATTGACCGTGCCCAGTACACAACACCATAGTTGGCAAAGTTGGACAACCTGACCGCCTTTGACGTACAGGCCGCCGTACCGTTGAGCTGCACCGAATCCATCATCAGCGTCGTATCCGAATGACGCGCAACATACGTCTGCCCGAAAAGAACAGACGCAAAACATAGTCCCAGAATCAAGTACTTCATTACATCCTCCTGTTGTTAGTTTTCATAACCGCTTCGGCCACCAGCGATACAGCATTTTCGTTACCACCGCCGGAGTTACAGTAAAAAACAATGAATCACCATTACCTGTTGAATTTAAGACAATGGGCGTTAAGGTTACGCCCGGCGAAGAGATGATAGTAAAACCGATTGTCGTTGTCGGCGTAAACCAAGTCCTGATAATCGTATCCTGCGAACCCAAAGCAAGGATTGAATCAGTAACGACGGAATCGAGGAAACAATAAGATGTATTCAATGTATCAAAAAAACCCTGGTCAAATCTCGCGCCGGAAATGCCTACGCTTGAACCATAAGTATTCGCCCACCACGGATAAAACTTGCCACCCCAGAATAACAGTGAGTCTCCACGACTAACAAAATATATGGTACTTGTACTTGACAATATCATCCCATCGGCAAGGTCGCCATGAATTTCTCCTTGATCTAACCATCCCACCTCACCATCCCAATATCTGATTCTAATTGTATCGGCTTCTATGTTAAGGGCGGAAACCTTGCCAAGCGTGTCTATGCGGAAAATCACATGATCCGAAACTGTTGCCCATTCGGAGCGGGGATTTTGGGCATTTTTCAGGGTAAGCGTTCCCCGTGCGTCTACAAGAAAAGTATCCACGCCAGTTGACGGAATAAATATAAGTGTATCATTTGTCCCCATCCAAAAACCATTGGTTTTGAGTATAGAACCACCCACCTTAATTGTATCAAACGTCCCCGTCGTGCAGGATAGAACATTAACCCACCCGCTGTCATTCTTGAGGCCATGAATAATGGCCGTGTCCAAATACGCTCTGACCGCTGAGTCCGACGTATCGGCCCGGAAGAAGGAATTGCCGTAGCGATACTTACCTGCATTGTAAAGTGATTCTGATCGGTATGATCGTCTGGCATCACCCGCAAAATTTATAAGACTATCCTTCTGCAACTCCCAGAAAACCCACCGGGGATCGTCAAGACGCTGGGCGAAGAGACCCAAAGTCATCAGCAAGAGAATTACTGTGCCTTTCGTTTCGCACCCCCGCTTTTGTAGTAGGCCGACATGAATCCACTGGCGAGTTTTGTAATCCCGGAGTCAATATTGGTAATCATCTTTCTTTTCTGCTTCGAGGTCATGGTTTTTGATCTATATACCAGCTCTTTGTTCTGACGAAGGCTATT